TTCGGCGACCCTGCACCGTTTTGGACTCCAGCGTGGCCGGCGGACGCGCCGATCATTGACGCCATTGCGCCGGCGGGTGACTTCAACGCGGTGACCGGGGCGCTGGGTAGCGTCGGCCTCGGGAGCGTTCCGACCTGGTTGCGGCCTTATCCGGTGCTCTCCAACGGGGAGAAGTTTCGCGCGGACCTCGCGCGCCTGGTCTGCGACGCGCCGGACGTCGCCGTCGTGGACGAGTTCACCTCCGTGGTCGATCGGCAGATCGCCAAGTTCGGCGCACTGGCGTTCGCCAAGGCGTGGCGCCGGCTGAAAGGCAAGCAGGTCGTTCTCTTAACCCCTCACTATGACGTGGTCGAATGGCTTGAACCCGACTGGGTGTTCGACACGGCGAAGCGCAGCTTCGCAAGGGGGTTACTTCGGCGACCTCAGTTCGATCTCGAAATCTGGAAGACGGACGGCAGTCTCTGGCCGCTGTTTGAACCGCATCACTATCTGAAACTGCCGCGCATGGTTGGTGCGGCATACTACGTCGGCACCGTCGACGGCGAGCTCGCGGTCCACCTGGCTGTCTCCAGCATGAACAAGGGCAAGTCGGTCGAGGCGCGCGCCTGCCGGCTCGTCACCATGCCGGAATGGCAGGGCGCCGGCGTCGGCTTTCGATTCCTCAACGAGATCTGCGCCATGCAGGAGAGGGGCGACGAGTTCGCCCGGCTCGCGGGGCGCAAGACCACGACGCTCTTTCACACGTCGCATCCGCAGCTCTGCTCTGCGCTCCGCCGCGACAAGCGGTGGCGGCAACTCTCCGGCAACATGGTCGGCAACAACAAGGCACGGTCCGGCAACTCGATCCGCCGCTCGCAAGCCAGGCGCGGCGCCGAGCAGATCGGCGGCGGCGGTGGCTACGGCGGTCACTTCCGCGCGGTGCAAGGCTTCCGCTATTATGGCCAGGTGGGGCTCGATGCCTAACTGTCGGTATCCGTTCTGCCTCGGCGCGGCGTCCTGCTGCGCCAATCAGCAGCGCGCGGCCCGGCCGGAAGCGTCAATTCATAGAAGGGATTCTAGGGAGCGCCAGCAGTTCGCCGGGTGTTTCCGTGATCTGGATAGCGTGATTGTTGTCAAAGCTGATCGTCGTTGTGTCCGGAATCCAGTGCATCGCTCGGATTTGGTCCATGTTGATGATGACCTTGTCGCGGTTGGTTAGAGTCGCTTCCTTGAAATGGGCCATGGGCCGGCCTCCTAGTTTACGGGGCCGGGTTTACCAGAAAGGCCTCGCCGAGACGTGAAAAAACCCCGGCACCCTATGGGGCACCGGGGCGTTTGATCGCGCGTGTGGGCCGCGCTAGTGGCGGCGACCGCCGCTTCGATGGAGCGCGGTCAACCGGATGATGAGATCGGACCAGCTTTCCTGCGGAAACCGACGCTCGTCGAGTCGATCATAGGTCGTCTGGTCGAGCTGGACGTTGAAAGCATCGGGCCCGACCGGAAGCGCGGTATCGCGGAACGGCCGGGTTGCCGCGTTGGCGATGGCGCGCCTTGCTTCGTCGTTGATGGTAATGCTCGGCATCGCTACCTCCTATGCTGCGATGTAGACGGTGACGTTGCCGTCCTTGCGCTTGGTGATGGTCAGTCCACGGCGCTTGCAGGCGCCGAAGAAGCCGCCGGTCTTGGCCCAGCCCGTCATCGCGCGGACTTCGTCCATGGTGATGCCGGTCTTGGCCTTCTCGAGCACTGCGGCGATCTTACTGCCACTCTTGGCCTCGGTGGGCGCGGCCTCTTGACACGCCCCGGCCTTCGGCGCCGGCGTCTTGCGGACGATCAGCTCGCGCTCGGGTGAGGCGTCCTTGGCGTGCTGGGCAATGCGCGCGGTCTCTTCCGCGGTCGCCTCGCGCTTCAGGCACTCCGGCAGTTCGACCTCGGCCTCCTTCGCGGCGCGCATTTCTTCGATCGGCTTGTTGAACAATTCGGCCAGCAACTCCGGTCCGGGCGAACCGCTCGCGGGGATGCCGTCCAGGTGCGCGTTCGCTAGCACCATCTCGGTGATCTCCGGCGCGGGCTTGTCCTCGACCGGCTCGGCAGCGACCGGCTCGGCCGACGTCTCTTCGACATCGTTGCGGCCGAGGTCTTCCGCGACCACGTCGGCAATGCCGGCGAAGTCAACCGACCAGAAACCGGCGGCGCAGGGCTGCACGACAGCGTCGGGGTCAAGCCCGACCTTGCGAGCGGCGGCGCGAGCGTTGCGCTCATATTTGTAATAGCGGGTGGTCATCGTCGGTCTCCTGTTTTGATGAAGCCACAACGCTCCTCAAGCGCGGATGAAGCCAGCGCGAAGCGGAGAAAAAGTCGCCAATGATTCGGCGAACGAAGCGGAAAATTCTCGAAGCAATCTAACAATGGCATACAAAGCGAAAAAGCCGACCACCGAGCAACGCAAGCTGGTCGAAACCATGGCGGCCGTCGGCATTCCCGGCGAATCCATTTGCCGCGTGATCGGCGTATCCGGAAAGACGCTGCGCAAGCACTACCGGTCCGAGCTCGATCTCGCCTCGACCAAGGCCAACGCCGAGGTCGCCGGCTTCCTCTTCAACAGCGCCAAGCAGGGCAACGTCGCCGCGCAAATCTTCTGGCTGAAGACCCGCGCCGGCTGGAAGGAGCCGGTGCCGGTCCAGGTGCAGCATTCCGGCGCCGTGGGCATTTACGACCTGTCAAAGATTCCGACCGATGAACTCAGGACCGTCATCGCAATCCTTTCCGCCGCTGGAACAGCTCAAGGCGGAACTGGCGCGGCGTGAGGCGGCCGAGGAATTAGAGCGCGTCAATCGCGACGCCGAGGCCATCCGGGCGCGCTGCCGAACGCTTGCGGGCTTCGTGCGCGAGGCTTGGCATGTGCTCGAGCCGAATACGACCTACGTTCATAACTGGCACATTGATGCCATCTGCGAGCACCTCGAGGCGGTGACCGACGGCCGGATTAACCGGCTTCTGATCACCGTGCCGCCGGGCTCGATGAAATCGCTGCTCGTCTCCGTGTTCTGGCAGGCGTGGGAGTGGGGGCCGGCGGGAAAACCGTTCCTGCGCTATCTCTCGACCGCCTTCAATGACGGTCCGGTGCTGCGTGACGCCGGCAAGGTGTTGAACCTGATCACGTCCGAGTGGTTTCAGGCGCTCTGGCCCGACTTGAAGTTGACCCGGACCGCGTTGACCGCGATGGAGAACAGCGCCCGGGGTGACCGCCGCGCGGTAGCCTTCGGCTCGCTCACTTCCCAGCGTGGTGACCGCCTGGTGATCGACGACCCGCACTCGACCACGACCGCCGAGTCCGACACCGAGCGCACCAAGACGACCAGGCAGTTCCGAGAGGGCGCCCTGAACCGTCTCAATGATGCGCAGCGCTCGGCCATCGTCGTCATTATGCAGCGCCTGCACGAGGACGACCTCGCCGGCGTGATCTTGAAGCTCAAGATGGGCTTTACCCATCTGATGTTGCCGCAGGAGTTTGAGCCGGAACGACGTTGCGAAACGGCGATCGGCTTCAAAGATCCGCGCGACTATGACAGCGAATTGCTCGACCCCGTGCGCTGGCCGCGCGAGGTCTGGGAGAAATACAAGCGAGAAACGACCGCCTACGCGATCGCCGGGCAATATCAACAGCGCCCCGCACCGCGAGAGGGCGGCATCTTCAAGCGGCACTGGTTTGAGACCGTGCCTGCCGTTCCCGTCGGCGCGCAGTATGTGCGCGGCTGGGACTTGGCAGCGTCCGTCTCCGACCGGGCGCCCTATACCGCGGGCGTCCTGCTCGCGCTTCACAACGGCACCTATTACGTCGAGGACGTCGTGCGAGAGCGCGTCGAGCCGGCCGGTGTGGAGCGATTGATCCATGCTACCGCGGCCTATGACGGTCCGGACGTTCGCATCTCGATCCCGCAGGATCCCGGCCAGGCCGGCAAGGTGCAGGTTTTGGCCTTCGCAAAGCTGCTCGCCGGCTTCGACGTGCGTTTCACGCCGGAGAGCGGCGACAAGGAGCAACGCGCGTTGCCAGTCTCGGCGCAGGCCGAGGCAGGCAATATCAAGATCGTGCGGGGCGACTGGAACGACGCCTTTCTCGACGAGCTCTGTTCATTCCCGACCGGGACTTACAAGGATCAAACGGACGCGCTGAGCCGGGCGTTCTCAATGCTGCTCGCGCGCAAACCGCATATCGTGTTCGGATGAGGCTAGATGGCTCTGCTCGATCTATTCAAGGGGCGCCGTCTGGGCCGCCGTCGGCAGGAGCCGCCGCGCGACACCATCGCCTTCCCGAACCTGGTGCAGCCCAATGGCGGCACGCAGAACCGCAAGCGGCTCGCGTTCAAGCCGGTCCCGCGTAACTTACGCTGGTTCGCGCTCAACCCATATGCCAGGCGCGCCATCAACGCGATCAAGAACCCGATCGCGATGCTGGAGTGGGAAATCGTCCCGATGGACGGCGT